GAATTATTCTCTGAAAGAACCTCAATCACTGTTAAAATGCCTTCAATTCCGATCTGCTCAATGCCCGCTTCTGCAGCTTTCTGCACTAATGGAATAAGTTCCTGCTTCATTCCGGACTTCTTAATGACACGCATAGCCATGAAGATGTCCTTAGTCATAATCTTTCTCATAGTTCCTCCCTACGCCTTTGGATAATAGATTTCAAAAGGGGTTTCCTCCAGTTTGTCCAGACCATAATGACCAGTCAGAGTAATCGGTATCATTGCCTCATTCTTGTCTGCCACGGTAAGTGACAGGCCATTCAATGACAGTGCATTTTTGATAACAATAATAACCGGTTTTTCGTTACCTTTAAGTCTTCCAACCCAGGTAATATTGTCCTGATAATCTGCCGCTGCAAATTCCTCTTTTCCAGTAATCTTTTTGTAACCTTCCGGAGCTCCTGTATCTTCAACCTTTGCTGCACCAAGTGCCAATGCAATATTCTCTGCAGTTACTTCTTTAACATTTGCAACCATTGTTACTACCCATTCATCAATAATTTCAAGTTCTTTGATGTTGGTTTTTCCTCCGTCAACAGTAATTTGTCTTACTGTCGGTACCGCATTGAAGGAACCGCCGCCCTGCGTTGCGCCAAGTAACTTAGCTGCGGCTGAATCCGGAGTATCTTTTGTTACATCGTAGCCTTTAAAGAAGGCTCCTGCACCTAATAAAAGATGCTCTGGTGTCTTGGATGTTAATCCTGTAATAAGTCCCATTTCTTATTCCTCCCTCTTATGGTAGTTAAGCTCAAATGTGAGCCTTCTTCTTTCAATTTCTTTATCTTCCTCTTCAATAGGATCTCTCTGCAGCTGGTACACTTCGAAAGCAGAATGTTCATCCAGATGAGAATATCCATCAAAGATATCCCAGATACCATCTGCCATGGTTTCTACTTCTGCGGCGTCCTTAGCCACACAGTTTACCTCCAGCCTGCACTGGGTTTTGCCATCTGTACTTTGCAAAATCTTCAGCAAAAATGTAATGTATGGATATACTATTTGCTTCCGTCGTTTCCTGTAGTCCACTTCCGGGCAGAACTGGAGAAGCACTGTGCGAAGCTGCTTTCTGATTGCATTTGTATTACTCTTCATCCTCAGCACCTCCAATTAAACTCATGGCTTTGTTTTCGTCGTTGAGTGCCGATAAGTACTGTGCTTGGATCTGCCGGATTGTATCGATATTATCTTCTACGCTGCTGGTAAGAGCACCTATTTTCGGTTGTTTCTCAGTTCCCAGTTCCTGGTACAGACCATACCAACCGCCAGGCTTGAAACCAACCTGCAGATTCCCATCTTTTTTTCTGACCCAATGTTGAATATTCTTTGCCAATATACCGGTCCTCTTCCTGATTTTTGTCTTTGTGACTTTTGTAATGTATCTCCCGGTATCTCTCAACGCTGCATGAATAAGTTCCTGCAATGTGTGATTTACCCAGTCTGCATGGTCTGTAAATTCCACCATACATTTACCCTGCTTGGTTCGCAGTTTAACTACTGACTTAGGCACTGCCATCTCTTGTCACCACCAGTTCAATTTCATGTGTGTTTTTGATGTAGGTACGCAGAATCCGATACTCTTTCCCCTGGTATCTCACCTTTTGTTCATCATCGTACTCATAGTAATCAGCCAGTACGAATACCAGCTCAGGCAGAAGACCGATAGCCTGTGCCTGATACTTTTCTTTCATCCCTACGGACCGTACCTCACAGAACACTTCTCTGACAGTCTCAGAAGATACGCTGTCGCCAAATTCATTTGTGCCTAACTCTTCTTTGACCAATGACAAGATGTCGTTATACATCTGAATCACCTGCCTCAGTGTTATAAGCTCTGCATTTTCTCAAGCCGTCTGCCTGAACTTCCCATGACTTATAAAACATTTCTCTTTTTTTATCATCGTCCGTGTATTCCATCTGGCAATAGGTCTTGATTGCTTCACGAATCAGCGGGTCACTATCATCTTCCGCTTTAGACACCAAAATGCCAAGGCGGATAAGTTCCGCCCTGGCAGCTTTAATTGTGTCCTGGATGCTGTCGTCAAGCTTCGTGTGCGTAATTCGCAGAGTCTTCTTTACAGCTTCCAACATGGTACTCACCTACTATGCAGTTGTTGCAATAGCGAACGCTTCATTGTCAGCACAGCCGCCATCTGCCAGAGCCATTGCTCTGTAGCATACTGAGCCTGTTCTGAAGCCAACAGAACCGTCGGCTTTGATTTCAATGCCCGCGCCCAGATTCATATAGTATCTGGAGAAATCGCCAAAGATGATTGCCGCAGCATCGTCTACAAGGTCGACAGGACGGCCCATAAGTCTGTATCCGGAACCTACGGCGGGATCTGTAACCACAATAGGTCTCTTGTTGGCATCTACCATGCCAAGCACTTCGTTGAAGAAAGTCTTGGAAGGCATGGACCAGCTTGCGTTCTTGTGGTATCTACCTGGCAGATTACCCATAATTTTCATTACGTCTTTAAATGTCATCGCATCTGCTGTGTATGTAGACTTCTGGTCATCTTTTACAGAATCGCCGGTTGTAATGCCTGTAGCCTGTCCATTACCGGTACCAGCAACAACTGCTTTCTGAAGAGCTGCTTCCATCTTATTGGTCAGTCTCTTTACAAGCCATGCTTCGAATGCAGGAATAGACATGTGCTCAACATCAGCACCGATTTCTACTGTCTTGATAAGCTTGTAAGTAGCAAGTTCAAGATCAGTGACTTTATCTTCTGAATCTGTTGATGCAGCAGACATTTCAATCCAATTTGCATCGTTAACTGTGTCTTCCTTAGGAATGGATACGTGACCTGGAATGTTGAGCAGGGTGATTCTTCCCAGTAACGGATTTTCCTGCAGTCTTGCAACGATAAGGTTAAGTGTTTCTGTAGGAATTGCTGCTGATGCGGTCATAGCTGCTCTTTCCTCTGCATCCAGTTCCTTACCCATGAGTTTCTTCATGAAGGCTTCTCTGTATTCTTTAGAATCAATTGTAAATTTTCTTTCTTCTGGCATTTCTTTTCCTCCTCTTTCTTTCTTTTCTCCGGAAGCTCCGTTTTCGAGCTCAAGAGCATCTTTTTTTCTAGCTTCGAGATCTTCAAGTTCTGCTTTTCTTTCAAGCAGCATAGCCTTTTTTTCGGTCAGTTCTTTGACTGTTTCGACATCCTTGGCTTCTCTGACTTCAGTATCCATTGCGGATAATCTTTCCGTTACCTGCTCAAGATTCAGTTCATCGATTTCCTTGGAGAATTTTTCTCTTAATTCCTGATTCATCGTGTCCTCCTATAAATAAAAATATTTAGCTTTTGCAAGCCCAAGAGCAGTTTCCCGTTCCTCAATTTCCTTGAGTTCCTTCTCTCTTTCCGCATCGAAGAAAGAACGAGCTGACAGCTCAGTTGTATTGTAAGCGGGGATATCCACCGCACTTACGTCGTAAAGTTTATCAATTTCCATGATGGTACGCAGATGGTCTTCTCTGTCGTATGCCTGACTCTTAACTGTGAAAGCGAATGACATGCGGTCCAGAAGACCTTCCTTGATGTCCCTGTAAAGTTCCTCATGACCTCGGTCATTCTTCAGGAGACGCGCCTGCATATGCAGTCCGTCCTCTTTAACTTCCAGCTTTAACGAACCGTTACGTGTTCTGGCAAACACGCGGCCACAGTGATTCATGTTGAAGATAACATCGGACATATCGCAGTTTGCAAAGGCCTTATCATCAACCTGTTCCTTATACTCAACTCCATCGCACTTAAACAGTACAGTTGGGGTATTGAATACACATGGGACACCTTCCACAACCATTTCCTCTTCGCCAGATTCACCCTGTCGGGTTTCAACACTGGTAATCCGGAAGTCTCTGAACTCAAAACTCTTTTTCTGAATGAGTTCTTCGATATTTTCTATCGGATTATTCTTCATTGCTTTACCTTCCTTCTCTTTAAAATAAGATTCTATAGCTTCTACCCACGATTCCTTATCCGGCCGTTCATTATCTTTGGCAAGATGTTCCAAACACTCTTGCTTTGTTGCTTCTATCTCTATGTACTCTGGGTTTAATTTTTTGATGCTGTCTTTGAATTCATCATTCAAATTTGTTATTATGAACCATATATTGTCAAGCTTTTCTTCTTTTTCTGCACGTTTTAATAATGCAAACCTAAAATCAATAATATATGGATGTCTGTTTCCGCTGCCTTTTCTATGTTCAGTAGAGTAGCTGAGTGCCTTTGCTAGTTGGTCATAATCATAAACAATGTCATTTTTTCCAATATTCTTTTTTACATAGGTTGTTTTCCCGGAACATGGTGGACCATAAATTACTTTAAATTTCATCTGTAGTCTCCTCTTCATTTTCCTTCGTTGGCTTTACTTCTGCAGTATCCAGTCTTCTTATAGGCTCATCACCGCCGGCGATTGGTGCCATATTCATTGTTGCTCGCCATTCATTTGGTGTCATAGCACCTCTGTCAACCATGGCCACCAGCGACAGCTTAGTCTTCTGACTGCAGTACTGCAGACGGCTGGATTCGAACATAATGTAGTGGTTATATTCTTTCTGACGATAACTGAAAATCTTATCTGTCAGTTCGAGTGACAAAGCAATCAGCCACGGTTCAATTCTTGAAGAGTAGAAAGCTTCCATTTCCTCTTCACTCGCCTTTGACATGATAATGTTATCGTTGATGTTGAAATATCGATATACATTCTCACGGAACTCACGCATCTGAGCGAAATTCGTTACCGCCGGTTCCATCTTTATCGGAATGAATTCCTGTGTAGGGTCAAGGCTGGCAATGCCGCCTTCGTTTTCCAAAGTCAGGTAATCCTTTACGAATTTGTCTCTTGCCGTTTTGGTGTCTTCATCATCAAGCATCGATTTTGTATTTTTTATCAAGCCTCTGAGGTTTGCTGTGGACTTTACTGCATTCGCTACACCCTGATTTGTGGTGTTTATAAGCTCCAGTGTTGAACGCAGCGCCGAATTGTCTTCTCCGCCAATATCACGCATCAGATAATCCTTTCGCATTACCGCCAGATCTTCCCAAGGTAGCACGAGATTTCTTACAGCCTCAGACTGGAACGTAAATCTGATATATAATCCTCCGGCATATTCTTCAGCCTCATACTGTTCATAAGGTACCGGATACAGGCCAACTGTCTTTCCACGTTCGTCACGCTGAATGTAAATAAACAAGGTATTTTTAACTTCATACAGGTTTCTGCACTTCGCTAAGAAATCTTTGCCGTTCATGTACATGTTCGGCCGGTATGTAAGTAAGTGTTCCAGGTACTTGTCAGAGCTTTTCGGATTTGCCTTGCTTGTGTGTTCTGCCAGCGGTCGGATGCAGGCTCTGACCAGCTCACTTTTATAAATCTGTGTGCCGAAAGGTGAAAACAATGCCTGATACCCTCCAAGCTCTTTCCACCTGGTGAAGGCTGCTTTGACTTGTTTTACCTTTCCAAAAATCTTATCTATAATGCCCATTTACATCCTCCTACTTTACATATGGCATATATTCATCATAATGTTTTACATAACCTACCCAGGCATTCAGTAATGATACTGTACCGTCGATACGCCGGTTCTGCTGAATCTTGACTGGTTGAATGGTTTCGATGCCGTCCTGATTGAGCGATTTTTTCGCAGTATTGCTCAGGCACCAACGAAGAATCGGATTGTTGTTGTAGTTGACACGTCCCTCTTCAAAAGCTGCGCCCATTTCTTTCATCGGCTGCGACCAGGTAAATGGCCCCTGCGCTACCTTTTCCATCTCGAAGCCGTACTGTTCCATTTCTTCTATCCAGTAGCCGGCAAGTGCACGGTCATAACACAGCCACAGAGGACGTATGTTATAATCTCTTACCATGCTTACAAACCACGCTGTTACATCGTGATAATTTACCTGAGCACCATCACAAATTGTCAGCCAGCCCTTTTCAGCCCAAAGCTTGTATGGTGCTTCCTGGTCTGAACCTTTGTCCAATTTATCAATTTTGCTCTGTGGCAGGAAGTAATGCTGAAGTACAAAAATCACGTCCGTACCCGGCTTCCGAATCAAAAGTGTTGCACAGGTCAGGTCAGTTGTTGCTGATAAGTCACAGCCGCCGATTGCGTATGATTTTTTCAGCTGTTCCAGCTCGTATGTACTTTCATTGATGATTACGCTGTATGGCAGCCATGCTGACTTCTGATTCTGCTTCATGTTGAAGTCTTTGGCCAAAAGTGTAGGTTTATAGCTGTTGTCTTTCTTGGCACGTTCAACATCGTCAGCCAACTGCTGATATGATTTAATGGTTCCCAGGCCGGGGTTTGCTTTCTTCCACATCTGCGGATCCAGCCACTCGTCCTCTTCATCCAGTTTATATATTACCGGAAATATACGGTCGTCCTGAATTTCTCCCCTGGCTACCGCTGTCCAGTACTCATGCAGGTTGTCATAAAGGCCTTCCCGAAAGAATCCACTGGTGGTAATACATCCAAGCAGCGGCTGCCGGCGGGCCTTCATGCCCTGTTTCAGTACGTCGTACATGTTTCGGTCTCTGGTTTCGTGAATTTCATCCATGCAGGCAAAGTGGATATTGAGACCGTCCAGGGATTTACTTTCGTTTGGCAGCGGTTTCATAATGGACCTGGTCATTGCAAAGTACAAACCTTCCCTGGTGGACTTTACCAGTGCATCTAATTCTTCCGACTGTTCCACAATGTTCTTAGCCACAGTATATACGATTTTAGCCTGGTCAAGTTTGTTGGCAGCTGAGTACACCTGTGCTCCCGCTTCACCATCTGCTACCAACATGTAGGTAGCGATGCAGCCAGACAGGAATGATTTGCCATGTTTACGCGGCACTTCCAG